CTTAAAACTACAGAGGAAGACGGTCTGTAGAGTGCACTCTTACCGAAGAGGACGAGAAACACCGAACCCAGGTGCGGAGGGGGTGATGAGTTATGCTTGTACACCATGAAGCAGTTCTTTTAATATGTGTGGTGAGTACGCTCTCAAAGAATAACGAGCATTCGGTTTAGTGACATGAATTGGTCATGGAGTGGAGCAGCTCAGAGGTCCGTGCGACAGAAACCCACAATAAGTGGATCAGCACAAGGCACCCCAAGCACAAGCTTGTCAGAATCGAAGTAGGTGATGATGTAGTCCACTTCACTGACAGTAAGATCATAGTGAGTCATGTAGTAATAGTACACATCAGCCATAGGGGCGGACGAAAGTCCACCACACAATGTGGCTTTGTACTCGTTGTACTGATACGCTATGCGCTTACCCTCCCCGGTCTGTCGCGATAAGCTCCGACCTAGAGCTCCCAAGATTGGGTCAATGTGTCCGAAGTGCAGTAACGTGCTAGTTACTCCACGGACCCATGCTATCTGGTTCCCGGGTGAACGGTCAACCATGTCCCACCCGAGTTTGGCAATCAGCTTGCCGGGCTTTGGCATCAGTACGTACTGAGTGCCGTGTGGGTAGAATCTAGCCGAACAGAATTCGGCAAGGTCGGGATTTGGGCGTATCACGACTTCGATCTCCATACCCAGTTTTGCATAGGCTGCTACAATTCCTTGCTCGTTACCCAATTTGGTTATCTCAACGTCTGTCGTGACAGTTACACTGTCGTCTCCACAGATGAGACTAATCCATTTGTTTCCAATACCATGTATGTATAGCTTCATACAGGCGTTGGCCGCACTATCTCCATAACTAGTGTCGGGCCACCCGGATTGCATCGTGTAAGGTATGGAATACTTACACCCGAGCTTCGTCTTACCCATCGATTGGGGGCCCCTCCGTAACAGGCGGGCCACCTTCTTTGGCAGTAAAGCGGAATAGCAAGCATCGATGTGCTCGAATGCTGGCTCTGTAATGTGAAGGTCGAACCTAGATTGGTCATCCTCAAGGACCACCACGCGCTCACCAGGTCCGCACATGGATCTGATGAGGTCGATGGCCTTGCTATAGGAAATTCCAATAGATTCAGCGCTCATACCACAGGTGTAGACTATATGTTTGCCGGTCTTAACACTATCGGGCAGCCACTTGGTGGGCTTCAGGCCACTCTTCAAAGCCTTAGCAGCCTTTCGAATGAAAGGGCCGCACTTTAGACTAAGCATAGGTGGACACCCCTGGATCATTCGGGGGTCCTTCACTATGGCAGCTGAATTGGGTTCACGTAGTACAAGTTCCTTCTTAACGAAGGATGAAGCAACGAGAGCTGGCATCAATTCACTCTCATTGACCAATTTCAGATACATTTCCCTTTTTGCCGGTGGGAACGGTTTGAGCCACTCCTCCAGTGGAATGGGCGTGGTGACGGGGCGGACAAGGCCAGTGACATGCGGGAGCGTTACTGCTGTCAGCTTCTTCCACTCGGCTTTGGCTACGTCCTGACCCCCAACTTCATGTTGGGGTAGGTGTTTGCCTACCCGAGCTTCAAGTGAAATGACCTCGTTATGACAACAATGTCGATTCACATCAGCATACAGCCCTGCAACACTCCACATGCCCCTTGCCCCGAACGCGGGTACACACACTGGCTCAGGTGGGCGATGAACCACAAATGCCTCTTGCGTCTTGACTGTCTTGACCTTACAGTACTGAAGACACAGGTCCTCGACGACGGGTGCTGAGTGACTACGAGTCCTGGTGACGTCTAGCATCCAACCAGGTCGCAACCACAATGCTGCCAAGTTAATGGTGGCATGAGCGGCCACAGCAACGCTAATATGGCAGTGGTACGACAGCAACCCCAGAGCAGTATGTCCAGCAAGGCGGAAAAGAAATTCCTTCTTACTGGCCCCAGTGCGGACACATTCGAACACTGAAAACCCAACTGCCGTTAAACCGAGCGAAAAGTGAGCGAATTGCTGCTTAATCTGTTTATCTCGATCTACAACGGGGTAGGTCTTCGTACGTTCGTACGGATCGCCGTGGGCGTCAATAGCATACTCTGGGATGGCATTGGTGTCACTAGATCGGTCCAGTGTCTCCTTCATACCATAGTAGAGGGCGATCTTAGCCTGTTCAGGCCTAGATGCCGCACCTACACATCCCTTCAGGATGGTGCCATAGCCAGGGTGAAAACTAGCTAGGATACCAGGGATCTGAGGCCGAGCCTTCATCTCCGTGGTTACCAAGTAGTCCGTCAAACTCCGACACAAGCGTGATCGCACTACCTCTTCGGCAGTGGCTCTGACCACAACAACTCCCGCCATAGCTGCGTAATGGGCAGCTATTCCTGCAACGCCAGCCACGCGCAAACTCTTGAACTTGAAGCGTTCTCTGGCAAGAACTCGCTCCATTGGTGCACCCTTGATCTTTACATTGGGCAGCGGCGATAGGATAAGGCCGCGTAGAAAACACGTCAGTGTACTAAGGATTTTGTTCGAGACGGCTCGTGCCTTTGAGGTGGCATTGCGTCTAACTAGAACATCCTGTTCCATATCATGTATTATCTTGTCCACAAACTCGTGCACATTGACTCCCAGCTTGGCCAGGTCACTGTGCAGTGCTTGATTGTAAATGCCCCGTCGGTACGTCATGACGTCTGCTGGCTCGTCAAAGTCTCTACGATCCAATAGGGCGGCACATCGTGCCTTAAGTGCATCTCGAATTGCGTCGATGGCTGCTTGCCGGTCTACGGCTGGTTCAGCGCCCTCCTCTGGCGCCGCGACCTTTTCCTCCTTAGCATCTTCGGAGTCTGCACCTATTTCCGGACTGTGGTCATCAGTCTCCAGAGGTGGCACGGCGGGATCCTCAGCTCCGCCTACATCTCGATCCACGTGCTTTTCATCAAGCGCTGAATCTACCCCTTCTCGTAGAGGTCGACGCCCGGGAGGCGGGGATTGCTTGGCCCTCCAGTCATAGTACCCTTGGCCCAGCCCTTTAGGGACATAGGGGCCGCGATCTGTCCACGGTGGAGTGGAATAGTCGCACGGGATACCACCACGTACACGGGGCAGCCTTGGAGCTGGCTTTGATGGCGGACAGGACCTCAGATCTGAGAGTCTAGCCACCGGGTCATCACCATCGTCGTCCCTGCTGGGGTCCAGCACAGCAAGGGCTCGTTCAACACGCATGCCGACCAGGATATCTGGGTCGACTTTCTCATCGGGAACGAGTGCTCTCAACATTACAGGGTGAGGGTCGTCAGCGGGTGGCATAGCACCGCGCATTGCATTCTGTGGAGGAGGAGCAACTCCCCCACGACGACCGTTCCTGGGACCGCCCCCACGACCACGCTGACCGTCTACAGATCGAGCGATGTTCGCAGGGCGCCGGCCTCTGCCTCCTCCTCCACCGCGACCTCGGCCAGCGCCACCACCCCTGAGGTTTGGGGCTGCGCGATTCGGTGCGGGAGCAGAATGATCATCAGTATTGGTCCACGAACCGTGTGAACCACTGAGTCTTTCATTCTTACCATGCTTTTGCCAATCCCTAGTTCTAGGGGCACGAGCACCCTGCTTGTCACGCGGGTGTTTTGTGCCATGTTGGTTCCGAGTATCATGGTATTCGGTTGGTTCATCGTTCTTGGCGTCGGTGCGCTTAGCGTCGTGGACACTTGTCCATCTGTCTCCTTTCGGGCCCTCGCCAGGATACCCTAGGGTCGAGTCGAACCTTTTCAGGGGCTGGAC